ACACATAATGATAAAGTTTTAGAAATAGAAAAATATCATGCTTTAATTGACACAGACATAAGCGAAAAATTAACTGATAAAGATTTACTAATAGAAGAAATAAATAATCTAGAAGAAATTATAGGCCGTATAAATACAAGCATTAGTAATGCACGAAATACAAATAAAAACATAGCAGAACATAATTCCAAAATCTCCGTAGTCTCAGAACAAATGGATTCTATGAAAACGGATCTTAAAGAGCTGAATGCAGAATTAGTAGTAAAAGTAAGTGAGCTAACTAATTTGCAAGTTTTAGTAAAAGCATTTTCAACAACAGGTTTGGTTGCTTATAAAATTGAGTGCTTAGTCAAAGATTTGGAAAGTTTAACCAACGAGTATTTAGCTGAACTAGCAGACGGCAGATTTCAGATAAGCTTTAAAATAACCAGTTCTGATAAACTAAATGTAGTAGTTACTGATAACGGTAATGATATAGATATTATTGCGCTAAGTAGCGGAGAACGAGCAAGGGTAAACGTATGTACTTTGCTTGCAATACGTAAACTAATGCAGTCTTTATCTAATTCTAGAACTAACTTGCTGATATTAGACGAAACAGTAGAAAATCTAGATGCAGAAGGCAAAGAGAAATTAATTGAAGTGCTATTAAAAGAAGAAAATCTTAATACATTTTTAATATCTCATGGTTTTAGTCATCCACTGCTAGAAAAATTGCAAGTAACAAAATCAAAAAATATGTCAAGGATAGAAGCATGACAGTAGACTCCAGAGCAAAAGGTGCAAGAGCAGAAACAACAGTTAGAGATTTATTAAGAAAACTAACTGGATTACAGTGGGAACGAGTACCTAGCTCTGGCGCTTTAGACCCTAAGCATGGGCTAAAAGGCGATTTGTATGTGCCTAATGAAAATAATTTGTATTCGGTTGAAGTAAAACACTATGAACAAGATCACTTAACAAGTAGCATACTTACTGCTAAAGACCCACAGCTACTAACTTGGTGGGAACAAGCAGTAAGGCAAGGCAAGCAAGTTAAAAAACAACCTTTACTAATTTTCAAACATGACAGGTCTAAGATATTTTGTGCTTATAGTGATCTGCCTGCTGGTGGTTACAGGTTTATGACAATTAGTGCAAAAGACTACGAGTTCTCAGTTGCTCTGCTAGAAGATTTTATACAACATGAAGCTCCAAAATTTATCGCTTGAAAAATAAACAAAAAAGTGTTATAATAAATATTAAAAACTGAGAAACACCATGACTAAAACATTTCAAGAAATTACAGCAACCGATAACAGCACACTAATGATTGTGGATAGCTTAAACCTAGCTTTTAGATATAAGCACAGCGGGGCAGTAGATTTTGCAGAAGACTACATGAGAACGGTAGAAAGTCTTAAAAAATCTTACAAAGCAGACAAACTAATAATTGCTGGTGACGTTGGTTCTAGCAGTTACCGCAAAGAACTATATCCAGAATACAAACAAAATCGCAAAGATAAATACGCAGATCAAACCGAACAAGAAAAACGCGAATTTGAAATATTTTTTGAAGAAGTGCAGTCTATATTAACTGATTATGAAAATCAAGAAAAATATCCTGTAATTCGTTTTCGAGGTGTAGAAGCAGATGATATTGCGGCTTACATAGTAAGTAAAAGAAAAAAACACAATTTAAAACAAATTTGGTTAATTTCCAGTGATAAAGACTGGGATTTGTTAGTACAGCCTGAAGTATCAAGATTTAGCTATGTTACACGCAAAGAAATAACACACGACAATTGGAATGAGCACTATGACTTTTCGCAAGATGAATATATTTCAATTAAGTGTTTAACAGGCGATACTGGTGATAACGTTCCTGGTGTTCCTGGTGTTGGCCCAAAGCGTGCTTTAGAACTGGTACAACAGTATGGCAGCACTTACGATATTATTGCAGCGCTGCCTATTACTAGTAAATATAAATATATTGCCGCACTAAATGAATTTGGTGTAGACAACTTATTGTTAAACTATAAATTAATGGATTTGGTTACACACTCTGAAGAAGCTTTGGGTGTAGAAAATTGTAAAATAGTAGATAAAATTTTGGAAAAGTATATAAATGAGTAATTTTATAAATATTAATCGTAGCTACGATCACAGCAGTATGAGAGAAGTTAAGCAGGAAATTCTTTGCTTAGCAGAAGACCCACAGTTTTTACCACAACGTGCCAATCGCACTGACGCTGGTGCAGATTTAATGAGCACTGAAGATTGTGAAATTTATCCCAACGAACAAAAAATGATTGATACTGGGGTAGCGGTAAAAATTCCAGAGGGCTATGCAGGCTTTGTTTTTAACAGAAGCAGTCAGGGAAAAAAGGGAATTACTATTCCTCACTCAGTAGGCGTAATTGATAGTGATTATCGTGGAAATATAAAAATAATTTTAAAAAATATTTCTGAAGATCGTTATGAAGTGAAACGCGGAGACAGAATTGCACAACTAGTAATCATGCCAGTTTTGTTAGTTGATTTTGTAGATGCATGGAATGATACAAAACGTGGTACTGGCGGATTTGGCAGTACTGGTACATAAAGGAAATAGATGACAGTAAGTACAAGAGCGCAAGTTATTACGCGCAGAACATATAACAGACCCGTTTCAGACGACGGCAAACAGTTTGAAACGTGGCAAGAAACAGTAGCCAGAGTTATTGACCATCAAGAATGGTTATGGCAACGAGCAGTTGGTCGTGATTTAAATGACTTAGAATATGCCGAACTTTATGATCTTGAACAGCTTATGCTAGATCGCAAGGTTCTAATGAGTGGTCGTACACTTTGGCTGGGTGGTACAAACGTAGCCAAAACACGTGAAGCCTCACAATTTAACTGTAGTTTTACAAATGTAGAAACAGTTTATGATGTAGTAGATGTGTTATGGTTGTTGTTACAAGGTTGCGGAGTAGGATTCAAACCAATTGTTGGTACATTAAACGGTTTCTCAAAGCCAATTAAAAATATCAAAACAGTTCGTAGTACGCGTGTTGATAAAGGCGGAAATGAACACAATACTGAAACTTGGGATGCAGAAACAGCTACCTGGACACTGCAAATTGGTGATAGTGCAGAAGCTTGGGCAAAATCTATTGGCAAGCTGCTGGCTGGTAAATATCCCGCAAATACGCTAGTATTAGATTTTAGTCAATTACGCCCCGCTGGGGAAAGGTTAAAAGGTTATGGTTGGATTTCTTCGGGTGATAGCGCAATTAGTACTGCTTATCTTGCTATTGCCAGTATACTTAATGGTCGTGCTGACAGTTTATTGTCTAGGATGGATATTCTGGACATTGTTAATCATTTGGGCACTATTTTATCCAGCCGTCGCAGCGCTGAAATTGCTCTTTTTGACTACGGACAACCAGAATGGGAAGAATTTGCCGTAGCCAAAAAAGACTGGTGGTTGCATAACAATGCACACCGCACTCAGTCAAATAACAGTTTAGTATTTAAAGAAAAACCTTTACGCGCAGACTTAGAACGCATTTTCTCAATGATGCAAGAAGCTGGCGGAAGCGAACCAGGATTTATAAATGAAGTTGAAGCCTTACGACGTGCCCCTTGGTTTAAAGGAGCAAATCCCTGTGTGGAAATCCTACTCGGAAATAAAAGTTTCTGTAACCTTACCGAAACTGACATTGCCAAATTTAAAGGAGACACAGCTGGTTTGCACAATGCCATCAGATTGGCAGCTAGAGCAAACTACCGACAAACTTGTGTGGACCTCAAGGACGGAATCTTACAAGAAGCCTGGCACTTAAACAATTATTTTATGCGTTTGTGCGGTGTTGGTTTAACAGGTATTGCAATGCGACCAGACATGGGCAGCTATGATTATGAATACCTAAAACGCACAGCAACAGGTGCTGCTATTGGAATGGCACAAGAACTGGGATTGCCGAGTCCAAAAAATATCACTTGTGTTAAGCCATCAGGCACACTAAGTAAAATTATGGATACTACCGAAGGTGTACACAAGCCGCTGGGCAAGTATATTTTTAATAATGTGCAGTTTAGTAAGCATGATCCAGTAGTAGAAAAACTACGCGAAGCAAACTACAGAGTAATCAATCATCCAGTTGATGATTCAGGAGTGTTAGTAACATTTCCAGTTGCTTGGGATGGCGTGCCTTTTGACAACGTTGCTGGCAAAGAAGTTAACTTAGAATCAGCAGTAGTACAGTTAGAACGATATAAACTGCTGCAAACATCTTGGAATCAACAAAATACTAGTGTAACAATTAGTTATGATCCAAGCGAAGTGCCTGCAATTATTGATTGGCTGTTAGTTAATTGGGATTGTTATGTTGGCGTTAGTTTTATTTATAGAACTGATCCAACCAAAACAGCAAAAGATCTTGGTTACTTATACCTCCCACAAGAAGTAGTAAGTGAACAAAGCTACAACGACTATGTCGTTACCCTAAAACCAGTAAATTTAGATGAAGCTAATAGCTTTGATGAAATTATTGGAGAAGAATGTGCAACGGGCGCTTGCCCAATTAGATAATTTAATAAAATGACAACAACAACAAACGAAACTCAATTGTTCTTACAACTTTCTGTGGAAGAAATTAACTTAATTCTTGCAGCTTTACAAGAGCTACCAGCAAAAGCCTGTAATCCACTTACACAAAAGATTCATGAGCAAGCTAGGCCTCAGCTAGATCCTGAAGTTACTGAAGTTACTGAAGTTCCAGCAGAAGCAACAGCAGAATAAAAAAAGCCGCATAACTGTTAAGTTATGCGGCTTTTTTACTTTTGTGTGTGCTTAACAAAATTATTCATTAAATTTTGTACACAATCAACGCCAACATCAGTTTTAAAAAAACCGTCTAGTTGATGTAGATTATTTGACAAACAAACTTGTTGTTCTGTGGACAGAGTCTGCCCAAAAGTTTTATAACAGTCAAAGTTTTGTAAAGTGCGCTGTATTACTTTTGGGTTTTCTCTTACTGCTTGGGCTACTGCTTGTGGTGTTATTATTTTTAATAAAGCATTTAACATTTTAGTTTATCACGTTCCATCTTGTTCCATCAAATACAACTGTAATACTAGCTTGTGAACCTAGTGTTTTAGATGCAGATGTATCTATTTTTTGGCCAGCAGAACCTTGTAGTTTAACATTTCCGTTATCTTGGTTTTTAACAGTATAAACTTTACCTGTTATTCCTTTAGGTAAAGTTATTGTTATACTATCTTCTTTGGAATCATCTTCTTTGTCCTGCTCAATTACACCAATATAGCAGTCGTCATCAGTTGCAGTATAGTTTTTTGAAGTTAAGTGTACTTTCATAAAACAACAGTCATGATCGCCACCTGTTGTGCTTAATACGCCTTGTGGAGTAATTTGCAAACCACTACCCACTTGAACTACGCCAAGTTCGGTGGTTGATGAAATATTTGAATCTAATACTTGCAGCACACTGCCTGCGGGTATTAAAGCAGGAACTTGTTTTAGTGCAATGCCTGGTGTTGGTGGTCTATTATAGCTCATACTATATTCCACTCTACGCCGTTAAAAATTAACGTAATGCTGCCATAGTCTGCATTAATTATAGCACTAGGATCTCCGTCAATAGTTGTACTAGCAGTTACTGTAATTGGGTTAACACTAGCTGTGCCGCTAATGTCTTTTACAATAAATACTGTTCCTGTAGGTGCTACAGGCAATACAACTGAACCAGGTGTTGTTAAAGTTACTGGTAAATAATAGTCAGTTAAATCAGCTAAGTATGGTGTAGTAGTTACAATAGTAACGGGTACTAATCCTGGAATGCCTGGTGGGCCTTCAGGGCCTTGAGGACCTGCTGGACCTGCTGGACCTGCTGGACCTGCTGGACCTGCTGGACCTGGTATTCCTGTACCTATAATGCTGTTTATAAATAAATCGTGGTCAGGCACAAAAGGAAAAAATGGAAAAAGTGGAGGCAATGGTGCAAGTGTTTGTGTTTGCATTTGCGTTTGATTTAAGTCATTTGTATTAGTTATCATATGATTTCCCTTATTAAAAAGCCCCCACAACTTGTGGCTGCGGGGGCCTAACTAATTAACGAATACTAGTATTAGTATTGGTTGGGTTAGCTGTTAAAGTCCCACTACCGACGTTGATTGCACCGTTTGTAATGTTTTGGCCTAAACCATAGATTAAGTGTGCTAGATTTGCATACTGTTGTTGTGATTGAGTTTGTTGTTGCATTTGATTAATGTTATTTGTATTTGTAACATTAATGCCATTAGTAGCCGCATCAAGTGCTGAACGATTTCTTAGCGCAATAATTTCTGCATTTGCGTCAGTTAGTTGACGGTTTAATGTAGCTTCGTACTGTGCAACAATTAGTGCACGAGTCTGAGCACCATCAGCAGCAATATCTTTTGCCAACTCATAGCGATTTTCCATTACTTCTTGGTTAACAGCCATTAACTGTACTGATAACGCTTGAGTTTGGTTGTTAAACTGATTAGTTAAACCTAAACTCTGTACAGCTTGTGATGCTTCAAATGCTGCTGAGCTAACAGCAACTGCTTTGTCTACCGCACCAATAGCTTGCATTAAACTCATGTTAGCTGTTGCTTGTTCTGGAGGACTACGTAGTGCTGCTGCAGCGCCTGCACCTTCATTACCTAGTAAGTTACCGCCATTACGCAGTAAACTACCCAAGATCAATCCGCCAATTAAACCACCGCCACCGCCACCGCCAAATAAGCCGTCGCCGCCGCCATTGCCCATACCCATAATCATACCTGGTGTCATTACTTCTGCCATATTTTTATCTCCTGAATTTGTTTTATTTTCCCACTTTGCTGAACTGTACATTTTAGTTGCAGCAAGATCTTCTTTGTTTTTCATGCCTGCTAGCATTATTACGCTACTACTGTCCTCATAACTGAGAGTTATTGGAGTTTCATCAGGTCTATAGTTAGTTAATCTGAAAAATACTTCGTCACCTTCTTTTACTTCTACACTTTGAGTAGGTACCATGCTGTTATTAACATAAGTGCTTACCCTTGCCGTAGGCGGACTAGAAATAGATATCATACCGTCTCTAGGTACAGTAACGGTATTAGTAATATTGTTATTGGCATCTTGTATATTCCACATAGTTGCCTTTCTAGTATACAAAACTTTTTTATTTTGCATATGTTTATTATAGCACAAAAGATTATCAAAAACAAATACAAAACTAGGTGTATAGCAACTTAACTACTAACAATTTAATGCAGCAAAAATTCAACAAACAAAAAAGCCCTGTAAAACTAAATTTACAGGGCTTTTTTGTTTGCTTGTTAATCTCTATATGCTTGAATAATTTGTTTACACATCTTAGATCTGACTATGTCCTCATCTAAGAATCTAACAATTTCAATACCTTTTATACCTTCTAGTCTTGTTACTGCATCTGACAAACCTGAGTTAGGAATATCTGCTTGCTCAATATCACCACTAAGTATCATTTTACAATTTTTTCCAATTCTGGAAAGCATCATTTTCATTTCTTCGCGAGTACAATTTTGAGCTTCATCTACTAGTACTATGCAGTTTTCAAAAGTAGCTCCACGTAAAAAACCAAGTGGAGTAGGTTCTATGTCTTTTGATTTTAGTGCGTAGTCATAAAAACCTTTGCCAAGACACTTTGTAAATATACTGTCAAAAGGCATTAAGTAAGGCGCATACTTTTCATCTATACCACCTGGTAAAAATCCTAAACCTCTGCCAACTTCTACGTTTGGTCTGGTTAAAATAATTTTATTTACTTTGCGGTAGTAAAGCTGACTAGCTGCATAACTTGCTGAAATATATGTTTTACCAGTGCCTGCACTACCAACACCAAAAATAATGTCATTTTCGTGTATTGCTTGCAAATACTGTTGTTGTATAAAGTTTAAAGGTTCTACTTCTTTAAAAGATTGATAACGATTATCAGGCTCTAATCCTTCTGTCTCATCATATCTAGTATCTTTATTTTTTCTGGACTTTTTTCCACTTGACATATAATTCCTCAATAATGTAATAAAAGAAAAACCATTTTTCTTTTTACTTGTTAACAGCTATTTTTCTCCTATTTTGTTTCACTAGAAGAATCATTACCTGTTAAAGAGGCAATTTTTTCTTGTGTACGACCAAAAGCAGCAATACCAAGAACAGCACCCATTGCAATATGGTATAAACCAGCACCTTGCAAAGTAATTGGCTGCCACTGCGTTTGTACACTACCATGGCTTAGTGTTTGCAACAAACTCCAAAGGACTGGAAATACTACAAAATCAGCAATACAAGTTGCCATGTAACTCCATCCCATCATTGGACGCCATTTAGTATTCATCCAATCTTCTTTTTGTTGTTCACTTTTTGTGATTTCTTGACCCATAAGCGTTTCCTTTTAGTTCTCTTTGTGGAATTATGTTATACCCGTATTCAGGATACTTTTGTTGTCTATCATATGCAATTAACAGCATTAGAGTGGCAAAAGTAAATATTACTATTAATATACCAACACCAGCTGCAGCTTGTTTAGTTAATTCACTGTTTCTTGCCAGTCGCCTGGCTTCTGCTGCACGTAGTCGTTGCATTTGTATGGCAACTAAGTTTTTTTGCTCTTTGCCAATCTTTAGCATCATTTCATTTACTTCAGTCCAAAGTGCACCTAGTTCACCTGGACATTGGTAAATCATTAACTCTTGCAGATCTTTACCCATTTGTTCTAGCTGTTTACGCATTAGTACGCGTTGTAGCGCACGTTTGCCTAGGCTGCTGTCACCAACATAAATTTCTGTACGACTGCGACGTTCTTCTTCTTCAAGCACTGCCAAACACCTGTAGTAACTATCATAGTATGTGCCCAAATGTTCTCCAATTTGTTGATAAATATCAGCAGTATTGCCATCGTGTTTGTTTAGTTCAATAACACGATTTTTTTCTTGAACATATTGGTTTTTTTGTTCTGGACTAGCAGGTTTGTCAGGTGGATGCAGCTTATGAAACTGATCTTCTAAGTCTTTTAAAACACTTCGAATATCTCCAGCCGCACCTTTTATATCTTTATAGAGCTTACACCCAGCTTTAACAGCGCTAACAGCCCCGTTAGCTAGTGCAAAAAGTGTGATTGGATCAATCATAACAGCCCTTACTTAGCAGATTCGTAAATTTGTTTTTGTGTTTTGTACCACTCTTGCCAAGCTTTTAGTTTTTCCGTTAATTCATAGTAAGTTGCATAATTAACTACTACTGTGTCAAGGAGCTCACTGGCTTTAACTGTACTGGAGGCTCCATTAGTGTCTCTGGCACCTTCGGCCACGGCATTTTGACTGGCACTGTTGTGGAGCAAGACTGCAGACTCAGGCAAAGCACAACTGCTGTCAAGCTCTTTAACAACCACTTGTTGTAAGATGTCTCTGTTAACATATTCAATCTCTTTTACTTTTTTAATTTGAGTTACTACTTTAGTTTGTATTTCTACATTTGCCTGAGTAGATTTTTCTGCAATTACAGCAGCTTGCTTTTCTAGTTCAGCAACTTTTATTTTCCAAGATTCTTGGCTGGCAAACCAACTTAAACAAAATACACAAAAACCTGCAACCAAAAAATTCCAGTTGCGCCACTGCTGGCTCCAGCTGGTAGTAATAGCTATGCTACTAAAAATTAATAATGCCCAATATATCCAAGCAGGAATGTATTCTAACAACCACATTACAGCACCTGTTTAATATGATTGAAATGTTTTATACGATCTTCTAAACCAATATATCCACCATTAATCTTTTTGGTAAGTGCTTTCATGTCTTCAGTGTCAGCCAGCACATTAAGCTTATTGGTTTTCCAAAACCAGCAGGCGCTTTCTAGTGCACCTGCAGTAGTGCCCAAATAAACTACAGTTTCTGCAACTGTTTTATTTATGCTTTTACTGAAATTTTCATAATTTGCTTTGCCTGTTAACTGAATAACCCCACGACCGCAGTGACGGTATCCGTCACCTGAAGCTTCTGGACCGTTACCCATACGATTGGCGTACACACGATTTGCTATACGTTCAGGCTGTCTGGCATATTCTGCTGCTTGCTCTGGTGTAAAATATTTGGCAAATGTTTTTTGCAAGCCTTGTGCACTGTAATTTAAATTTTCTTTTAGCGCAGTAAAACCAGCAGACTCATGAACACACTGTGCTAAAAAACAACTGATTCGGTTTTTTGTGTTAATTTCGTATTTAGGTAACAGTAGATTAAGTGCAGCTAACCATTCTGCTTGATTTTTATTCTGTGGAATAATATGTTTTAGTTGTTCTGCTGAAATCATTGTTTTTCTCTTTCTGCTTGTATACTGGCGGCTTTATCACGTGCCCAACTTTGTCCTGCATCACCTCCCCAAAGACCCCAAGCTACACGGCCTGGGCTAGGATAGCCTTTTTCGCCAGGGCTAAATCCTTCTGCTTTTTTGTCTACTTCATGTCTGCTAAAAAAGCTGTGCATGCGCATAACTGTGCTTTCGCTTAGGTTATCTCCACGAACCAGTTGATTGGCTCTGGCTACTCCCACACTAGTACCACCACGATGACCTTCTGCACGCCAGTCTAGTGCACGTCGTGCTTCTGTAGCCATGCCACTTGTAGGTTTATAAGTTTGTGTGCTTTTGGTTGAACTGTTCCAACCGTCTGCATCTTCATGTTCTTCATGCTGTTCTGCTTGGCTTTCCCAGCTGTCACAAGTGCGTAGTGCAGAACAGGTTATTGCCCAGCGAGTGCAATAACCAACTGGCATGCCAGGTATATCTGCCCAACTTGGGGTTACTGGCAGTTCACTTGGTTTTAGCGTGCCGCCTTCGCCTGCACCGATACACTGCATGGTTTTATCATCTGTTTTATAGTAAAAGCAATTTAAACACAACTGTGATCTTGCAACGCCTTCTTCAACATTCCACAGTTCCATTTTGTCACCCCAAAACAAGGTGTTGGGTTGACGTGGATCTGCAGGACCTAGATTAGCTAGTTCAATAGCTTGTACATGATTGTTTAAGTTTACTGAATAGTAAACTGTAGCTATAGGACATTCTGTCATTTATATTCCTTGTTATTAAAAGTATTATACAGGCACTGCAGGCACTGGATGAAAAATTGGAAAAGAAGTAGGTGTAGGTCTAACCATGCCCGCAGTAACTCTATAATCAACTATATATCCATTGAAAATATTTGATTGAGTTCTAACAGTATCAGCACCAATAAATAATTGTGCCGCTGTTGGAGCATAAGCCTGGTCTGTATTACGAGTGTCAGTAAAGTCAGCTGCTGTATATACGGTTCCATTAGAACTTATTGCGGTTAATTTGTATGTTCTACTATTAGGACTATTAAAAATTCTGCTAAATTGAACATAGTACCAAGTGTTGATATTTGAGCTGCCTGCAGGTAAAGTTAATCGATTACTGCTAGGATTTCTAAAAATAATCGTATTGCTGCTAGTAACAACTAGCCGCATTAAGCCATGATCAAATAAAACGTCTTCGGTGGTGGTGGTGGTTTGTGCAGGTTTGTAAAAGAAAAAGTTTACTGTAAAATCTTGAGTGTTTAGTAAACCTAAAATACTGTTGTTAGTATTTATAAGTTGTTGTTGTGGATTTTGCATAAGCCCAACAGGATAACTAAAAGCTCCATCAAAAGCTATGCTTTTTAAATTTGTAGTAGCATTACTTACAGCAGGTAAGTTGCTGGTTTGATCAATACCATAAAGTGAATCAAGATTTGTAACATAATGTCTGTATTTGCTGTAATCAATAAGAGGTAATTGGTCCCCGTTATTACTAAAATGTGATACAAAACAAGCATTGTGAGTAAAAGTACTCGTACTATTGTTCCAGCCAGCTGTAGTTCCGTTAACTTTTGAAGTTGGTGGTATAAAATTATCTACACTTAGACAATGTCCTGCTATAAATCTTATACCTGTTATTTCAAATTTGCTTCCTATAATTATTGCATTAGCTTGTTGACCGCTTTCTGTATAAGGAGTTCGTACGCCTGCAACCGTAGCTCCTATTGTAGGGTTAGGTTGCTGTCCTACACGCCTGCCATTAATAAATAAATTTGTGCTTCCAATATTATTTCCAACCTGCGGCGTATAATTACAAGTTACAGCTACATGGTTCCACTTGTTTGTAGTTAAAGTTTCAGTGCTGATATCCTCCCACAAACTAACACCATTTGTAGTAGTAAACCACGCTGCATCTTGTCCCCCCTCCCCATTTTGATCAGCTGGTACATAGGGGATCTCGCTGGTAGTGGTCCTATAAAAAGGTATATATTTTACGTTTACAGTGAGGTTGCTGTTAACAGACAAAAACAAACTGTGTTGGGCACCAATTAAAAAACCACTAAGGTTAGCAGACCCAGCTGCTGGTACATATACCCAGCATTCAAGCGTAAATCCATTAGTTATGGCAACACCTATATTATTAGCACTAGGTAAATTAAACTGATGATAACTAGTATTATACCCTGAATTTGGAACAGGAAGAGCGGGGTTAGCTGTTGGGTGTGGTGCAGTATATGACACAAGGGTTCTGTAAAAACTGGTAGCGTCAGGCGGTGTAGGAGCAGGATAAGTAGTCGAAAAACTATATACGTTGTCACTGCTTGGATAACTAGTATAAGGACTATTTGCAGATAAATAGTAGAAAGGATAATTGTAAGTTGTAAAATTTCCAAAAGTAGGGCTATCACTGTCACTAACTGTACTACTGAAAAGAGTTCTATTTGCGTAGAATGACCGTGTACCCGTAAATTTTGGATTTGTTCGTACTAATGCTATTACATAGTTCCAATAAACATCTGTTGGTATGGCACGACCTAGGGAATCTCTTAAATGCTGAGATCTTGTAAATTTTAGAGCATTAAAACTCATATGAAACCTTTGTCTAACAATGTTAAATACCAAAAAGTGCCGTCATTGATAACAGAGTATATGTCTGTACTATTTGCAGTATTACTAGCTGCCACACTACTAGCTACTTTTACATTTGACCAAATAATTTGTTGATTAGCGGCAGCCATAGTAATAAATATTAACATACTTGTGCCACTATTTATACTAGAAACTGCAGGTAAAGTTATTGTTAAAGTTGCATCTGCCGTAGCTGGCGTAGTGGTTTTTATAAGCCCTCTAAGAGGAAAAATAGTCAAAGTATTCGACGAAAAAGTAAGGGTTAAAACACTTTCAATGGCATAACTATTAATTAAATTTATTTTACTGTTGTCCTGAAAATTTACACTTGCTGCCATGCTTGAAGCAGTTATTTGACAGTTTTCAAATGTTTTACCTGATAGTGTTTGATCACTACCTGTATCAACAAGTTGACCGCTTCCAATAGGCAGTTCATAGTAGTAAATACCTGTAGAATCATAAATTCTATTATTACTAAAACGTGTAGTTCCTGCTAAAGTTTTATTTGTTAAAGTTGACCCTACTGCAAGAGTGGTGGTATTGGTTGTTAAAAATCCAGTAGTATCGCTAATTAATTCGCTACTTAAATTTATGTTTAAATTAGCAGCTTGTGCAACAAGTATCTGCCAATAACCGGGACTACTTTCAGGCGGTTTATTTACGCTACCAACATTAGCTATATAACTGGTATTATTAGTGTCTCTATAAACTATACTATTTTTTGCATATGTAGTAGTGCTGTTCCATATGCCAACAGGGTTTATTGTATCAGTTGAACTGTCTTCATAGTAATAAGTTATATTAAAGTATTCTGGAGTACTAGCAGTTGCCGAAACGCTAGTATACCTAAGAACGGTGTTTTGTGGTATGAAAACCGTTGTTTTTGAAACAAGAGTACTACCTGTAGAAACTACTATATCATACCCAGTATTTGTGGTATCAAATAGTCTTGTATATATAATTCCATTTATGCTACTTTTAGTAATTCCAAGTATTGTTGCATCCGTATCAAATGTAAATACATCTTGTAAACTACTGGTAGTAATTTTAAATGATCTTGTAATAATTGCCATAATTATAATATACCTTTATTTGTTTGAATACAATACCAGTAAGTGCCATCACATACTAAAAGATACCTGTCTGTGCGATTGGCAACCTCACTGGCAGTGGTAGGTCTGGCAAGTTTAGCCCCATCAAAACTTATGTTTTGGGTTGCGGCAACCATTTTTATAGTAAATGATATAGTATACCCAGAGCTGGTGCTTGCGCTTGGTAAAACAATAGAAAAATTATCCCCAGCTGTTGTGGTAGTTTGGCAGACAAAATTAACACCGCCTGTGTTGTCTAAAAATATATTATTTATACCAGCTGTTAAAGTTTTTGTTACTGGTTTAAATAATATTTGTGCACCGCCAAATGAAAAAACATAACCTGACTCAATTGTTACAGTTTGATTAAAAAGATTAACAACACTATTGCTGGCAATTTCGCTATTGTTAATAGTTTTATTACGTAATGTTTTTACATTAGTAGTTGAAATTAAAGTAGTATTAGCTGATATAGGTGGTAGTGTAAGACCATTAAAACCACCTGAAAGCTGCCCCGTTATTTTAGCATTAACAAAAAGTTTGTTAGATAGTACAGTGGATATACCAAGAGTTTCTGTAACAAGCGGGCTTACTGTACCAGAAGGAGTAGTTAATTCTGAAAATATTAAACGTTTGATATTTATTGCATTACTTTTAAGTAACAACCAGTTAGTGGCGGTTATACTTAAATCACTATTAGCTCGTATAGCAATATATAAGTTATTATTAGCAATAACACTATCATTTTTTTCATAACTTCTGCCACTAACCCATAAACCTTTAAATAATGCTCCTTTATAAGTACGATTTTCTGGTAAAGTTATTGCTGTAATTGCGGGGGTAATAACCAGTAAGTTACTTTGATTGCTTCCAGTAATGTTGCAATAAATAATATCGCCAGTGTTTATAACTACTTTACTTTGCTTAATTCCGTAAGCAGCAAGCGTGCCAGTAGTAATATTTTCCGTATAACCACCGATATAACCTTCATAATAAAAACTATTAGGAACACTAACAGACAAATTTGGGCTATCAGGATCAGCATTAATGTAAAGATAATCATCAGTATAATAAGTTTCTCTTCCTATAGTGTAACCTGCTACAGTACGTAGAACTAGATTACTATACTGGACAGTAATATTCCTTCTGCCTGCTATAAAAGTATAATCTAGTTTTATAATATTATAAGTACCATCAGGTTGTTTTTTTGCTAGATATAGATCACACACAACATTAGCTGATGGAGAAGCTGCATAGCTTGGAATAACAACATTAAAACTAACTCCTGATATTAATAAAGGCGTGCTATCGGTATGAGTATATAATGTGGTATTTCCTATAGCACTAACAGCTTTAATTATTGTTTTATTTGCCATTTTTATCCACCAAAAATAAAAGCTGTTGTCATTGGATCCATGCCGTTACTAGCTGCAGTAACTAGCCCGTTAGTGTTAACAGTTACCGTTGCATTAGTGTAAGTGCCTGCAGTTACACCACTTGCAGTTAAACTGCCGCCACTAGCAGTAACAACTCCATTCTCGTCTATACTTAAACCGCTGCCAATTTTAATACCGCCTAGTGTAGTAGTACTGGCTGTGGGCAAGCTATAATTGCTGCTGCCGCTAATTACACCATTATTAATGGTAATTGTTGAACCATCAACTTTAACAGCACCTAGTGTACTAGTACTAGCTGTGGGTAAAATATAGCCAGTAGTTTTAAGTATACCAAAAGCATCTATATTAGGCGCTAATAGTGATAAATTTCTATTAATAGTCATATTTAAGCATCCTTTTCATGTTTGGGTTTAAGTTTTTGTTTGATATAGCTACTCAAGTGTGGGCCATATAACATTATAAGGATCACTTTGATTAGTTATGTCTCGAAGTGCTTGTATATAACTATCTAAAGCGGCAATATTGTCCGTAACAGGCAAACCCATTCTTTGCTGACTTAGTGCACGATATATTTTCCACTCTACATCAAGTATAAATTTGTTGCGAAGAGCACGTACACCTTTCCATTCTAATTCTATCCTAGCGGCTAGCTCTTCTGCTGTAAAATCAACCAATTTCCAAGTTGTTTTATTCCAGACCAAGTGCTGCTGATTAGGGTCGTACGACGGCGGATAATCCGCCGCTACATATCCTGCATCTAAAAGTTCTTCAGGAGTAAAAGTAGTTTTATCAGTTCTAGTTAAACCTGTTGACAATCTTATTCTGTCTGGTAAAAGATCAGGAGTTTGTTGGTTATGTGAATATAACATAATTTATTTTTCCTATAAAACTACAGTTGCAGGGTTATTATAGCTACCAGTAAAACTCCAGTTTGTTGCTTCGGTATTGTTTGCATAAAATACTAAGTTATATTGATTATTAACAAATGGATAGTCATAATAAGTATAGTAATCACTAGGGCTTGATAGCGAAGTTTTGTGCGAAGTAGCAGTAACTGCTCTATTTGTTTGATATTTTAGCTCTATCATAGACATTCCACCAGTAAACTGTGGGTTTAAAAGTTTAATTTCTGCAATTATTCCTGGACTACCTTCAGTTCCTGAAGTAGCTGCATTACCTTCGTATCTAATAAGTACAAATCTATTTTGTCCATCAACTCTGTAAAATAGCCTTTGCATTGTATTATTGCCGCCGCTAAAAACAAGTTTGTTGTAAGGAACAGCACTTGCAGCTGTTGAGAGAACAAAACCAGAACTAAGAGTACTGCCTACAGTACCAAAAACCATCCAAGCATTTTCATTAATAAGTACATTAGTAAAATTGGCATTATTAATTTTAAATGTAAAAGGTAGTGGTATTGAGAAGTAACTATCAGCCGTAGCAGTAGTTGTCTCACGTAAAATAGTCCAGCCTCGAGATCCTACGTTTAGTTGCCCAAGAGGCGACGTTGATACTTCGTAATTATTATTTCCATTGGACTTTATTACGTCACTAAAAGTAAATTGAGCAGACCCACCTGTAGAACTATCACTAATTGTTACTTGACTAGAAGTGCCCATTGTGTACCTAATTCCGCCAGTATTATAGTAGACCAATAAACTAACAGCTTCTGATCCTTCAGTATACGCATCATTTCTGTATGTATAAGTTACTTGTCCAGTGCTGTCTGTTATTGTTACACTTCCAGCAAGAGTATTAGTAGTATTAGAAAACTCAGTAGTACTTATACTTCCAGTATTAGTTAACAAATAATAATAAAGCGTGCCAGTTATAAAACCAGTAGTTACTATATTAAAAGTTACACTCTGTCCTTCTGTTATAGTACTAGAAGTAGGGGTAATTGTTGCAGTAGCTCCTGTGGTAATTGCAGTTATTTCTACAAAACCATTGGCAACTGTACCCACTTGATTTGTACCGCCCCAACTATAGTTGTTTACACGTTGAGGATTATAATAAGAACCACCACATCCACCACCTGCAACATTACTACTAGTTCCACCAGTATATCCACCACCGCCACCACCATCGTCTAAGTCACCACCACCGCCACCAAAGCCACCACCGCCACCAGACGAAGCACCGTCGCCTCCTAGAAATCTAGTGCCAGCTCCGCTGCTGGTGCTGTCACTTAGCCAACCAGTGCCAGTTCCACCACCACTTCCCGCAGGTGCAGCACCCTGTCCGTTTGTGGGATCAGGTCTTACACCAGTAGCATTAAATCCAGCACATAAATCTTCACGAGCATTTTGACCAGCAGTAATTCCATCATCATCTGAACCACCGCCACCACCTGCAGCAAATAACAAACCTGTACCGCCAATGCTGCCTGTATAAACAAAAGTACCGCCACCACCACCACCACCACTACCTGACGCTGTAGATGCAGAACCAGTTTTTCCTACTACAATACTTAACACAGTGCCTCTGGTTAAAAATACATCGCCATTTAATGTTGCACCCCAGCCACCAGGTAATGTACCATACAGCCATCCGCCACCTCTAGCACCCGCTACTTTAAAGCGGTATACTCCAGTAAAAGGAACAGTCCACAATTGTATTCCAGCAGTAACTACATTATAGTAACTGGTATTTTTTAGCCAAGGATATGTTGTCGTATTATATTTACTAAGAAGTGTTGATAATGAGTCGCCTGTTTTATTTCCAGTACTTCCATAAACATAATTAGAGTCATCCGCACCACTTACAAATTTAAAACTTAAAAAACTATATAAATCTAACAGTTCTGTAGTACCTGTTGACGTATCATTAACTATAAAATCTGAAGTGCTTAAAGTTCCGCCATTATTAGGTACTGATACAGTTAACCTAAAAGTTTCTGGGCCTTCTGTAAACGTATCAGCACGCGGTTTTACCGTAATTGTACCACTTCCACCATTAGCAACAGTTATACTACCACTATTAGCAGTAAAAAAATCTGTTACTACTGGTGCTATTGTAACTGTTGTATTAGGACCTGCCTCATCTTGTCTTGTTAATGCTGTTGTACTTGGAGTAAAATTGCTTGTGTATAAAGCACTACCTTTAACTACCCTTAGGTTGCTTATATAACCATAGTACCGATTATTTCCATTTGTGGCACCACCACTACCAATAGCTATTCTGCTTGTGGTAGTGGCCATTGCACCACTAAGACCAGTTCTTTGAAAATCTTGAAAACCGTTTACGTAAGTAGTAAATACAGAGCCGTTTCTAACTGCGGCAACGTGAGTCCAAGTATTGTAAGGTATTACAGTAT